TGCACAGGTTGTCTTACCTGTTTGTCTTGGTAGCATCGCTATCGAGAACCTATGATCGTTGTAACTGTTGATTAATCTTTCTTGGTACGGGAATGGGTGGAACGGCATAGAACCTTTTACCGGATGTTGTATCTTCATGAACTGTTTCATAAAGAACAATGGTCCAGATTTAGGATCCATACACTGCTCAAGTTGTTCTACCTGTTCTTTGGTGTATTTGTGTTTTTTATGCGCCTTCTTAATTTGGTCGCTATCTAGTGATACATACGCCATGGTGTAGTATTTAACGCTGTGTTGTGACTTAGAAAAGTATTACTTTGCTTCTTTGTCTTCTTTGTCTTTAACGGCTTTTTTCATCGGTTCTTTTTTGTCGCCGTCTTTGTCCATGTCTAAGAAGTCAGGCTTTGGTGCTTCATCCATCTTGGCTTTTTTATGGTATGCTTCTTTGAAATTTTCATACTGTGTTCTTAGACTGTTTGCTAACTCTTCTTCAGTGATCTTGTCTTCTGCAGTCATGGGATTATCACCTGGTTCTGCTCTTGAGAAAGAACTTTTCTGTCTGTTTAATCCACCTGAGTGTTTGTTCACCAATGAATCAACATCCTGAACTTTTTCTTCAGGTTCGTTTGCAAATGTTTCTGCCGCTTTTTCTTCATCCGGTGCAGTCATCATGTCTCTCATCTTGGCCATTTGCATAGAGCCCATAGCATCGTCTTGATCCATGTCTGGTTTAGGTTCCATGTCCTGATCAGGTTGATTCATCATTGCTGTGTCTACTGGCTGTACTCCTGCTAGTTTTAAAATTTGCATCATCATGCCTGCTTCTTGAGGCGTGTCGGCAGATATCTTAATATCTTCTTTTACTTCTTCTTTTTTATCTGCTTTCTTGTCGTGGTATGCTTTTAGACCTGCTGGCATTTTGCCTTCCACTGCTTCTGGTCTACCGTTTATTGAATCCCAAAATCCTGCCATGCTCTCGCCATGTTTCTTAATGAATTCTTCTCTAGATAATTTCTCTGCTTCGTCGTGCAAGTAATCTTTCATGCCACCTTCTTTCATTTTTTCTTTTTTAGAAATGGCAATCGCCGCTTGTTGTTTTGGATTCATTGCTTCAGTTGGATTTGTTCTCTGAACATTGTCAACAGCATCAGCAACCAACTCTGGTTTAGTCTCTGCTATTTCTCTTAATTTTTGTAGTACGTCGATCATTTCCATAACTTTTTTCCTTTATTGTTTAAAACCCTGTAGTGCTGTTGGATGTGGATTTCCTTTGACTGGTCCCGGCCCTGTACTTATCGGTGACCCTGCAGTCTTGTCATCCTCGTTTGGCATTATGTTTGATTTTTCTTTAGGAGCATCTACTGGATTAGGTTCTCTGTCTTTTAGTAATTCTTTTAGTAGACCCATGTTGTGTTTGTCACCATAGTGCTCTTCACCTTTAACTGGATGTTCTTGGAATTTAGTTTCTACGCTGGCTAATTTGTTTGCGAATTCTGATTTTTTTGCTACCTGCATCTCGTCTTGGTATTCCTCTGTTGGCTCACCTGGTTTCCTAACAACCATGTGTGTCATTGGAATCCTTAACAAGTCCGAAAGGTATTCGTGCATCACTCTCGGTGACTCCGGATAATTCGTTGTGACGTCAAATATTGTCACTGACTCATTGCTTAAGGCAGGAAAATCAAGTGGTAGTGTCATGATTGGTGTAGTCTTACCTGCTGACATACTGGCAAGATCAAATTTTTGTAGTGCTGTTTCCAATGCATTCTTGTCGATGTCTTTAGATGCACCAGCGATCTTTATTTTGTAGTCATATGACTTCACTGCTTCTGTTAGGTAGTCTTTAAATGTGCTCATATGCAATATTTAGTCTTTTTTAAGTAGTTTCTTCATTAATTCGTTACGATCAGATATCACAAATCCATCGCTTTCTTCTATAGGGCCACCGTCGCTACCGTCTTTGTCCAGTTTCATCTTTTTGAGCTGAAGTTCAACCATTTTGAGCTTCTTGTCTATTTTTGAACCTTTTGCATCAATGGCGTTACGTAGGAAGTTGCCGGCAACCTCGAATATACGTCCTGAATATCTGGAGTCTACATTCATGCCCAAATCCATGAGATTTTTATAACTTTCTTCTGCTTCTATGGCAAGTTTATCTAGTTCAAGATCTGACAGTTCGCCCAACCCTTTAACCTGTGGTAGTGCGGCCGCGATCTTGTCAAACTCTGCATAACTCTTTTGCAAGTTCTTTTGTGTCTGCGGATCCAGGTTCTTTGTGCTAGGGTTGTCATGTCCTGCCTCTTTGGCTCTCTTGTCTTTGTCTTTTTTATCTACCTCTTTGAACGCTTGTTTTACATTTGGTAAATTAAGGATGTCTTCTAATTTTTTTGTCATAGTTTTATTTACTTACGTTTGCCGTTATGGAACAACTGTTCTTCTGACACCACCCGAAACTTTATTTTTCTCTGTTTGGCATATGCACTCGCGGCTTCCCACTTGGCCATGTTAATGACAACTTGTTTTTTCTTTGCCATACTCTTTCCCGCGGCCTCCATTGATGTCTGACTCATTGGTTTTACTTCTACCATCTCAGCATGTTTCCTGCCTTGCTTGTCCTGGTACACTATGAAAAAGTCTGGCACGTACACTGTGTACTTTCCGGTGAACGGATGCCTGTATGGTATCTTGATAGATTCACTGGCCCACTGGTAAACGTTTGGGTGTTCGTCACACAACCTCATGAAGGAATGTTCCCAACTTGATCTATAGGTTGGTGTTTTTGTGCCAACATATTTCTCCCCGTTCTTGGGAGAGAACTTGCCCCTAGCGAACCTGGGTAACATTAGTCTATGATGTTCCTAGACACAGTCTCTTTTGTGGTCAGCGTTTGCCTAACACCTAGCCTACTTGACTTGTATCTATTAGCATTCAATATTATTGTTATTAGCTCTGACAGAAGCGCCTCTGTTGCATATCCCAATTGATCTAGAATCTGTTGTGGTTTGATGTTGTCAATTTTGGCCTGTGCCAGTATGGCATAAGCAGTAGATTCTGCCGCTTGTCTGGAAAAGTTACGTTTTACAAAAAAAGCCACGGTGCTGTCATACTCTCCAACATTGAACTGGTAATCCTCTTGATAGGCTGTTGTGGTAAGTTTTTCGATTGTTTTATCTAATTCGTTTTGGTCTTTAGGAGGTAAGTTTGTGTAAAATTCAGCCATTATAATGTTGCCTTCTCAGTTGCTATTTCTACGTCTAGTGATTGTCTTGCAATTTTTATGTATCCTTCGGTTACTAGTTTTCTGATATCTGTTATCACTTTACTAGTGTAAACAGTTTTAACATTATCTGATGATCCACTGTATTCAACATCTGATTCCGCCACAGTCAAATTTTTACGTGAACCGATGTCCTTGTAATATATTCCTGAAGCAATTTCATCTTTGACATTTGAATCATTGGAGACAAGATTGAAGGCTTCATCTGGTCCTAAAAAGTTTACTGTATCAATCGAACTGTTATTAATAACTTTGTTGTTAGATTGGTTTTTGTTGTCGACTGTGCCTACAGCAGAAGCAAGTGTGGCCGCACCAAGGACTGCCGCACCCACTGTGAATTGTGCTACAGGATTGCTAATTGAACCTGCTTGTTTGCCTATGTTTAGCACACCATCTTTTGCTATGCCTTTAAGTTCTTCTTTTACATCTCTTTTCCTAATTTTTTTTGCATTATTATAGGTGTTAGACGCTGACAATATAGCACCCAGGATGTTCCCCGATTGCACATTCCTAATTACAGATCCTACCCCGTCTACAACTCCTCCAGGCCCAAATATGCTGTTGGTACCGCCTCCTAGTACAGTTAGGGGACTAGGCGAATTGTCATAATGCACTGTTGCAAAGCCTGGCACATTGTTTTTGTTTATAATGCCTGATTTGTATATTACTGTTTCGTATAATATTTGCATAGTGTTGTTCATTACTCCTTGACCATCGGCCTGATCTAAGTTGTCATGAGAGAAAGATCCTATTATAGGATTGACTAGAGTCATTGATGTAAATCTCTTTTTGTGTAGAACGAAAATTTCGATACCTTTCAAGTAAGGTTTTTGTCTCACCTTTGGTGTGTCAAGACCAAACTTTGTTGTTTTTCTCTCATCTCCAAAAAGATAATAATCATCTTTTGTGTTAGAAATTGTGAGGTCGTTGTTCATGCCTATCGAGTCTGCTATGTTATATTCATAGTATTTCTTCCAGAAAGCATTTACTGTGTCTGCATGATCATCATGGAATGTAATATTAACTGGCTCATATGCAATCCTAGTCGCCGTGTACATTTTCTTGTTGTACTGTGTTTTTTCTTCGACGCTCATATCATATTTTGGTAGATCACATGCTTTCACTAACATGTTAAGTTCGTATCTTTCATTGGCATTAAATCCATCAACAAAGAGTGTTTCGTCTGTGTTGAAAACCACATGGAACAGGAATTTCTGTTTTGGCATCAACTTGAAATTGTCGTCTACGTATAATCTCGATGCGTGTTGGTAGTCTTTCATACCTGGTAATCCGTCCTGGAAACCTTTTAGGAAGTTGTTAATGCTTGGCATACTGTTATTTATAGTCACAAAAAAAGCGCCTATAAAGACGCTTTTTTGCTTATAATTGCTAACTTAATTTTTTATTACTGTCCACCACCAGTACTTAAAGTACCGATTGTTCTAGCCACTGCTGTTCCAATTCCTGTTCCTGTTGGAGTTTGGATTGCGTTGTCGTATCTTACTGACATAGTGATAGTTGCTGGATCTGAAGTTGCGTATGCTAATGTGTTGTAGTTTACGTTTTCAATGTAAGCACCGTATAACTCAAATGTCTCTAACACATTTGGTGCACTCGCTCCGTTACCACCATCTAACATTTCTATTCTACCAGTGAATTTGTAATCAATACCTGATGCCGCACTTGATTGTTCAAAGAAATCAAACTGTTTCTGGATCTGTTCACCAACTAGTTTAGTAACTGAGTTGTTCACATCATCTCTCAATGTGATTGTTATTGGATCCCAAGTGTGTTTACCTGCTACATAAACTTTTGAGTTGTACACGTCTAATGTCACTGTGTCAAAAGTTAAGTTAGGTCTTGTTATATCTATAACTTGTTTTGTTAATTCTGATCTTGGTGTTGATACTCCAAAATTTTCCAGGATTGCTCTGAAACGATACTGTAGTTTTGGCATCAATAAACCTTGTGATGCTGAACTTTGATCGTTTGCTAGTGGTACTGTAAATTTTGATAAAGTTGATATTGCCATCTGTTTCTCCTATTTATTCAAAATTAGTTCCCTAACTTTGCAATTTCTCCTGTGTTTTTAATTCTCAACGGTATGTAAATGAATTCAACTGATTTGATCGGCTCAATTGCGATGTCTACATACAGTTCGTTTCTGTCTATCCTTGTAGGTGTGTTGTTTGTGTCATCACAAACTACTAAGAAGTCAAACAATGCTCTCTGACCAACGAGTTCTAGTAAGAATGATTCAACTGCGCCTTTGATTTCATTTCTTGTTAGTTCATCGTTTGGTTCAAATATGAACGGTTTAGCAATAGTGTCTAATTGTGTTCTTAGATACACTGCCAATCTAGAAACGTTTATTCTGTCTAGGGCCGAACTTGCTGATGTTTTTGTCAAGTTACCAAAGTTAACAATCCCTGCTCCTGAGAAGAATGTTATTGGATTGACTTTTACTTCATGCATTGAATCTCTAACTGACTCCGTCACAGATATTGTTTCAAACTCTCCAGTTGCTGTGTCTATGTAACCAACTGATGTAGCGTTGTCAACGACACCTCTTCTAGTCCCTGCTGGTGCGAACCATGGGAAAGCGATGTTGTCGTTGTTTGCTAGTGTTCTCAACATCATGTGTGATGGTGGTACAACAATAGTTTTACCTGTGTTGTCAGTTGTTTGTCCTGATGGATAAAACACTCCCAAGAAATCACTTGCACTGATTAGGCCATCTTCGCCGTTGTCAAGTGCACCTGCTGTGTTATTAGCCCAGTTTTGTATGTTAGTTGACGTACCTTCTAATCTCAAAGGTGTGTCACCTACTATAAACGCTGTGTTGTTTCTGTCAGTGTTCAAGTTAATCATGTTTTGTATCAGTTCAGGGTAACCAGGTACAGCAATCACGTTGTAACCTCTTTGGTCTTCTCTGATTGCTTGGTTGGTATCGATCTCTGATTTAAGTTGCTCAACAATAACTTTTCTCTGTGCTTTTCTTCCGAAAGATCCAGAGCCGTCTGCATTGTTGCTTGATTTAGTAACCCATCTGTCAGGGAAGTAACCACTCACAAGCTCATTAGATGCTCTCACGTTACCTAAACCTGACGATCCACTTCCTGGATATTTTGCAGAAGTGATGTAACTGTTTTTGTATTCCTTGACATTGTAACCAGAACGTCTAGTGTTCCAAAGCAAGATACCTTGTGGGAATAAAGTTGGATCTGGAGCATCTGGGTCTAGGAAGCCATCACTTAACAAGTCTTTGATAGGACTCATTGGGCCGGCAGTACCTGTTTCCAATTGATCTAATCTGTCCGCTGTAGTTTGCATTCTTGCATCTGCAAAAACGATACCATCTTCTGTGGTTTGGTCTGTTTTGTCAACCAATTCAAAAGCCGCGCCTGTAGTTGTTACTGCAACTTGGTTCGCTGTGTTTGTAGAACTTAGAGTTGCCGCTGTGTTATATCTGTAAAGTTTTGGATAGTTCTCAATATCGCTTGTGTCAATCCATAAATCGTTAGTCACAAGTGCTGTACCATCTGATTGTGTAGTTGGTGCTGTTGCACTGAACTGCGGACCATTAGGGTCTGTTGTAGAGTATGCTGTAGCATATCCAACGAAAGTTGTTCCGTTGTGTGCCATGATGTCTGCTTCGTCTATTGAAGTAGCGTACCAAAGTGTGCCATCTGCTGGCTCACTTGTTGGCTCACTCAATGATGCAGTGTAGCTCAATCTTTTGAAGTTTGAAGCCACAACAGCATTGTTGGCTGATGAGTCTAATGATTCTCCTGTAGGAGCATCGTATAAATTATCAATCAACGTTGAACTGTTTGCTGTGAATGATCCATAACTGTGTGCAGTGGTTGTGCTTATACCTGCGTCTGCTAATGGAGTGCCTGATGTGTCAACCATTCTGAACTCACCGCCCAGTTTGTGTTTGATCTGTATTGCACCAATGTTTTCACCTGTAGTAATAACCTCTGCTTCTAAGTTTGTGAAGTTTGCTGTTGAGAAAGCAGTCACAAAGTCGTCCGCGTCACCTAACGTAGAACCGTCTCCTGAAATCATTGTAACTGTTTTAGCACTGTCTAATGCTTCGGTGTTCTTTAATGACTCTTGTACAGAGAAAGTCTCACCTGCTGTGAAACTTGGATCTTTTGTCTTAGACTGAATTATTGTTGCTCCGCCTTCGTATCTGAAAAGTTGGAAGTCGCCCACGTTAGCAGTAGTATCTACTCCGCCTAGGTCATCTGCACCCATGCTCTCTTCAGTGATGTTGAATTGTGTGTAAAGTTGTCCTGTTGCTAATGCAGTTCCACCGTTAGCCGCGTCTAGGTTAAAGATCGCTGAGTGGTTTGTTGCAAACAATGGCGCCGCCACTGTTGAGAAACTTGCACTCGCTGAACTGTAAAGTTTCGCTATGATGTTTGCACCTGAGTTTGCAGAAGACGTCTTGAACCAAACTGATCCGTTTGGTCTGTTTTCGTCTGCAGTTTTCCAAGTTGGTCTGCTAGTGTGTTTTGCTTGTAGGAATTTAGGTCCTTGGTATACACCGGTTGTGATTCCTAGGCTTGCTAATAGACCGGTACCTTCATTAAATCTGATAGATCCTGCACCACCTGTTGAGTCACCTGCATTTCTTCCATTGTGGAAGATCTCCAAGTTACCTGTTACACTGTTTACACTTGCAGTAACGTTAGTTACATTTGTACCAATTGCTGTTGCAACATTTGATAATGCTGTGCCTGATACTGTGATTTCCGTATCGTTTAATACCATTTTGTGTCCACTAGTAACTGTAGTTCCTGAAGCAACTGTAATAATTGGTATTGCCGTACTCCATGCACTTGAACCTACGTGGTTCCATTCATTACTTGCGTTCTTTTTGTAGATCTTGTTTGACACGTGTGTCGTGTTAATTGCGTAACTTCCAACTGATCCAATGTTCTGTTTTGGAGCACCTGTTGAAGCAGATCCTACAAGATCAGCAGTCGTAGTAATTAATATTGGAGTAATGGCTGTAAAAGTTTGATTAGTCTGTGACCATTCGAATAAACCGTAACTGCTTGATGCAAGGTCAAACCAGTATGTTCCGTCCGTTGGTCTCGCTGTCGGTGCCGAAGCACTTCCAACTAATTCTGATGTGTCCACATTCGCTCTTAGAACAAAAGCTCTGTTGGCAACTCCTAAAAATGAGTAAGCCGCTTGTAGTCCCCATTCGTTCAATTCATAACCATGAAGTGAACTTCCTGATGCGTCTGTGTAGAATTTTGGATCTCCAAAAGTCTCTGTTAATTCTCTTTGAGAAGAAATCAAGAATGCAGTGTTGGCGTTGGCCGTTTGTGTTCCTGACGCAGTGCTGTCTCCTGCTCCTGTTTTCTTGTCCTGTGATGATGCTACTATGAATAGTGGTGTTGTACCCGCATCTGATGGTACATAAAAGCTCTCGTTTATAATTGAAACTTCTACTCCTGGTGATGTTAATGCCATTTTTCGTATTCTCCTTGCAAGTTACGTATATACTAGAGTTATTTATTCAATCATATGGTTTTTACGACAGAATTTACCGTTTTCTAGGTGCCTATATAGGGAACGTAAATACACACATGCAGTACAAAGATCGACCATTGTGTAAGGAGTGTAGATCTAAGCCAAGGGCATATGCCTACAAGCGTTATGGCAAGGTCTATTGGCGTAGTCAGTGTGACACCTGCATTCGCAAAAGAGCAGGGAAAAAAGTTGGCGGAGTGACTGCTTTGCAAAGATCAGGATACAAGATCAAAAAGAAATGTGAGCTCTGCGGATTCAAGGCTCAAGACAAATCTCAGATGGATGTGCTATTTGTGGATGGAAATCTTAGGAATACTGTAACCAGTAATTTAAAAACTGTTTGCGCCAATTGCCAACGGCTGAGTAGCACTCGTAGACTTGGATGGCGTGTTGGTGATCTTGTTGCTGACGATTAAACTATCTATCTCGGTGTAAAGTTGTTCCTTAGTGCCATTGTTATGTATTACAAAGTCAAATTCTTCTCTGGCCCATGCATACTCGGATGAATGTACACCGGTTGGTTGGATGTTTCCCTCAACATAATTTGTGAACCATTCAGGATCTTTACCCCTTTGCACTAGAATAATTTTGCCACCATGTGCTCTGATTTGTTTAACCTCATTGGGAAACCTGGTATCTGCTATGACCGTTTTTTGTCCTTTGTATCTACCTATACAACTATCAACCCATATTGCATCATACATTTGGCCACGCATTACCTCTGTACCAAAGTATTGTAGTACCCATCTGGGTGTTATAGGTTTGCCAAACTTTTCACTCCAGAAGTTATCTGGTTGTTCTCGCCAATGCCTACTGGATTCTGTGTCTCCTTCAAGCATACTCCTGTCCCAATTAAACATAGATGCAACAGCATCTTTAAGACTTTTTGCAAAACTATCTTTTTTATAACCGTGTTGCTCAACTAATCTGTCAGCAACAGTGCCTTTGCCAGAACTTATTAAACCTACTATACCTATCAGCATAGCAGTATTATACTATTTTTTTAGTCTTATTTCAATCACTTTAATTACTTCTTGGACAGATTTTAAAATGGTAATTCTAAGGCTTTTCTTTTTTTGTTTTAAAGCAACGATACTCATGTTCTCAAGTTCTTGAACTAACACTTCTAGTTCGTCTAATGTGAGATCAGAATAGTTTTTGTATTTTGAGTCTTTCATACCAACTATTTAAATTGATATTGTTTGGTATTAACCAATAACAAAACTATGAGGTGTGCCACCTTCTTGGAAATTGCCTATTTCGTTTTCTAGTCTTTCCATCTCTGCTTGACCTTCGTTCTTTAAAGCATCACCGTTAAGTGTCGTCCCGCCTTGTGGACCTGCGATTGTGTTGAACTTGCCTCTTGCTTCGCCAAGCATTACTTTAGACACTGCAAGAGCATAATCTCTGATCCATGGTTTAGAGTATATGTCTTTGAAAAGTGTGATGTCAGGCCTAAAGTTGTCAGTGTGCATAAGAACTGTTTCGTTGTCAGCTCTGGGCCTTTGTGTAATAGTTAATTTTTTTGTTGCTACATCAAAATGGAACTGTATAAAACTTCCAAACATCTTTCCTACTAATTCTTGGTATGATGCAAACGCATAGTAAGTTGCCAATCCACCTGTCGCACCTGCTCGTAACAAGTATGTGTTTGTGTATGCCAAGTTAAACGGTTCAAACAATGTTCCACCTTCGCCGCCTTCTGTTCTAGATCCAACTGTTCTTCTGTTAAGATTTCTTACATTGATTATCTCATCTGGTAAAATATATGTATTTTGATTTTTCTGGAGCTCAAGAAAAGCATAAGATTCTTCTACAGCATTTGATGATCTCTGTCTAAATTTGTTCACGGCTCTTTCCAGCGCCGTTTGATAGTGTTTTGGGTCTAATTCAACGTCAATCATCCCTTCACCGAGATTGTTCTTAACGTAATCGAATATTTCTTGCTGACCTGTTTGTAGTTCTGACATACTCATATTTATAGCCTTTGCCTGTGCAATAAATATGTATGACATGCCAAGATTATCCATTTTTAAGCCTGAAAAGGGCAATGACTACAAATTCTTTGATCGAAACATCAGAGAGATGTTTACAGTGGGCGGTACTGATTTACACCTACACAAATATCTAGGACCTTACGATCAGGGAGATCAACAAAAGGACGGACAGGCTTCTCCGACTCAACCCAACTACGCAGGTAGTGAAATTAATGAAACTACAATCCAGGATCTGTTGTTTTTAGAGAACAGAGATAGGAAATATCACAGTGATGTCTACACAGTCAGAGGCATATACAATGTGCAGGATCAAGATTTCAATCTATCTCAGTTTGGTATGTTCTTGTCTAATGATACATTATTTTTGACTGTACACATGAATGACATTGTTGAACGTATTGGCCGGAAGCCAATGTCGGGCGATGTCCTAGAGTTCCCACACATGAAAGAAGACTTTTCATTAGATGAAAGTATTCCGATTGCACTAAAAAGATATTATGTCGTTGAAGATGTAAACAGAGCCGCTGAAGGATTTTCTCAAACTTGGTGGCCGCACTTGCTAAGATTAAAATTAAAAACACTTGTGGACTCACAAGAGTTTAGAGATGTAATTGGTGATGCAACAACAACGAATAGTCTGGCTAGTTACATGTCAACATTCAATAAAGAGAAAGAGATTAACGACCAAGTTGTGGCACAGGCAGAATCAGATGCACCCAAGGCAGGTTTTAATTACAAACAATATTATGTTGCACCTATTGATGAAAGAGGCAACATCAGAACAGATAACGTGAACACGGAGAGTCAGAGAGCAAGTAGCAGTACCACAGTCAATGCATCCATTGACACTCCTGCAAGTTCACACTATGGTTTCTACCTAGATGGCGACGGTGTAGCACCGAACGGAAACCCTGCAGGCTTTGGGATATCTTTTCCAATTGCAGATGTTGATAAGGGCGACTACTTCCTGAGGACAGATTATCTACCAAACAGATTATTCCGTTATGACGGAAATCGATGGGTAAAGATAGAAGATTCTGTCAGGATAACTACAACAAACAACGATTCAAGAGCAAACTACAAAACAGGTTTTGTCAACAACACAACAGAATCTACAATTAATGGACTGACTGTCACACAAAGACAGTCCTTAACAGATGCTCTTAAACCAAAGGCTGACAATTAATGTTACATTTCTACGAAGGACAGGTTAGAAAGTTTTTAACTCAATTTATAAGGATATTGAGTAATTTCTCAGTTGAAACAGGAAAAGGAAGCGACGGTTCGGTTAGTTTAAGAGCTGTGCCTGTCGTGTACGGAGACCCAACCAGGCAGGTAGCCAACATCATAAGAAACAACTCAGAGAATGCTTTGCAGTATGCACCAAGAATTGCGGCTTATGTTAGGGAATTGAACTATGACAGGGAACGAATGCAGAACCCTTATCACATAGAGAAACAGCATCTGAGGGAAAGAGATGTGGACGACGACGGCAACTACACCAACCAATTGGGTGCAGGCTACACTGTAGAGAAGGTAATGCCTTCACCGTTTAGGCTGGAAGTGTCTGCTGACATATGGACTACAAACACAGACCAAAAGTTACAAATAATGGAACAGATACTGTATCTTTTCAATCCTGATTTCGAGATACAGAAGACAGACAACTATATTGACTGGACTAGTTTAAGTTATGTTGAATTGACAGGGGTAACATTCAGCAGTAGAACAATACCTATAGGTGCAGATTCAGAAATTGATGTTGCAACGCTTACATTCTCTATGCCAATATGGTTATCACCACCTGTAAAAGTTAAAAAGTTGGGTGTTGTACAAAAAATTATAATGAGTATATACGACGACGATGGTGGAATAGCCAAGGGATTAATTGACGGAGAGTTGACTTCAAGAAGTTTTATCACACCAAACAATTTTGGACTACTGGTATCAGGAAACCAATTAAGATTGTTAGGAACAACAGGTGTAAATGTGAAATCTGGTGGTGACGGCTTCCATACAGGAGCCAGAGATCCAGGATTAGCAGATCCATTTGATACATTCGGGCCGCCATTGAATTGGAAATTAATCTTAGATCAGTATGGAAAAGTGATCAACGGAACGTCTCAAATAAGACTACAACAACCAAACGGAAACCAAGTGATTGGTACAATAGCAACCACCACTTTGGATGACACAATACTACTTTATACAATAGATTCGGACACAATACCAAGCAATTCACTTACTGCTGTCAAAAAAATTATTAATCCTGCAACGTTTAATCCAGGCACTCCAGTAGATGGAGATCGTTATTTGGTTATAAATGACGTTGGAGATTCTACAGCAAGTTTTCAAAGTAGCACTTGGGGTACTTTAGTAGCAAAAGTTGGTGATATAATCGAATACAACGGCACAACTACCAAATGGAACATAGCATTTGATGCCTCTGATCCTGACTCAACCCAACACTATGTTACCAATCTTAACACAGGTATACAGTACAGGTTCACAGGAACTGAATGGGTCAAGTCGTACGAGGGTGTGTACAAACAAGGCGATTGGAGTATCGTGCTTGACGGTGGTTACCAGCAGACAGAGGACGCTGACGCCAACGATGCTACTACCCCTTGATAATTTAAAGCATACCTGTTATAATATAATATGAAAGATAATATAGTATGTTCTGGTGCATTGTTCTATTCCACCAGCACTAAACGTTTTTTGTTTTTACAGCGGACTGACAAGAAGACACAAGGCATGTGGGGACTGGTTGGTGGCAAATCAAAGTTCACGGAGTCCGCTTTTGAAGGTCTAAAAAGAGAAGTAGAGGAAGAAGTTGGCATGATGCCAAAGTTCAAAAAGGTTATTCCTCTGGAGATGTTCACATCAAACGATCAAAAGTTTTTCTTCCATACCTACCTGATAGCAATTGATTCAGAGTTCCTACCGAAACTCAATCAAGAACATTCAGGATACTGTTGGACTGCGTTTGAATGCTGGCCAAAGAACCTACACATGGGTCTTAAAAATACTTTGAACAATAAAAGTATAAAAGGAAAGTTACAAACAATCTTAGATTTAATAACCTAAAAAAAAGGCGACCCTAAAGCCGCCTTTTGATTCTACTAAAAAGTATGAATATTTATTAGTTGTTAGTCCTCACTGCACAGTTTACCAATTTGATGCCT